TGCCGGTCCCTCACGTTAAGGGGTGAGAATGGGTCTTCCTATTCTTTCTCCTTAAGCTTGTCGAACCTTTTGGTTCGACCGGGATACCTCGAACAAATTCCTTCTAGTCTCTATTTGATTAGGACTAATGGAACCTTGCCCTTAATATCCCCGCCGTGAGTTTCATTGGCGATCATGTAGTGTGTGCATAACCTTGAAAGGATACCTTATGGGTCCTGATAAGAGTCAAGAACAGTATATACTGCTCATAGCACAGTTACTACGTGACGTTCAAACGTTACATAGTGATGTAATCACGCCACGAGCTCTTCGCCTCACCACTTTAAAGGTGGAAAAGCGATATGCTCGAGAAGGTATGGGTTTTCTATCGAAAACCCTTCCCCGTATCGGTAAAGCTCTTGATAGAGCCTTATCATCGGACACTCCACTGGCTGTTCCCTTCGAGCAAAAGCTCAAGGGGACTCAACTTCCGAGGTTTCTCGGTGAGTTGTTCAGTAGAGTGTTTGATATATACGGTATGGTGTTACCTACACCATGTGTACGAAGCATCCGCAGTATACGGCAAGTTTGCTACTTGTTTTACAAGCTCAAACTACCTTATACCGCAGACTTGGAACAGACGGTCGTTGACAACTTTATAGTTGCCGAACGAGACGTCGCTGTGACGAACACTCGCCTTCAGTCTTTAAAGACTGAATTCGAGCTCTCCCCCCTTAATCGCTGTTGCCCCTCTATAGGGACAGCACGTACTAAGGTTTTACGTCGAGCTCGCGTCCTTTTATCAAGGGCGCTCTCGAAGTTTGATCCTAAGAACATTCAACCTCGCCACGGCCCTGGGTCGGTCTCCACTGGAGAACGACTTTGGGGCAAATGGTATTGGTCGAATGTTCCCGACAGGGTGTTAGCCCATTATCCCCTAGACGAGTATTTTTACGCGTCTCTGGGTCATGTTGCTTATGCCCTACAAGAGCTAAAAGCTCTTGGTGGAAGGGAAGTCCCGGCCAAGGTTATCCTTGTCCCTAAGGACTCTCGAGGCCCACGATTGATCTCTTGTGAACCGCTGTACTTACAGTGGATCCAACAAGGTATCTCCCGTGCGCTTGTTCATCACATTGAACATAACTTCCTTACAAAGGAAGCTGTTCATTTCACAGATCAGCAACCGAACCAATTCGGAGCCCTTTTGGGTTCCCGAGAAGGCAAATATGCGACCCTTGACCTCAAAGAGGCCTCGGATCGTATCGGTACTGGTTTAGTTCACTTGTTATTCCCTCAACACATCGTTGATGTGTTGATGGCGACAAGGAGTCTCTCCACGGTTCTGCCTGACGGCAAGGAAATTCAGCTCAATAAGTTCGCGCCTATGGGGTCAGCTTTATGCTTCCCTATTTTGGCGTTATCTATTTGGGCTATCCTTGCTGCAGCAGCACCCGATGCGTATACGCGAGAGCGTATATTAGTGTATGGTGATGACGTGATCGTCCCCACGGCCTTTGCCGCGAACGCGATCGAAC